ATTTACTTATAACTCCATCTGCACCACCTGTTGCATCTGTTGATCCTGAAGTTATTCCTTGATATGTTAGCCTTGTTTCTATAACTTGATCTGATGGATTATAAATACAAATAAATTGAGGGTCTTGTAATTTATTCGTGCCTTTGCTTGTTGCAAATTCAACTATTGAAATAAAATTATCAAAATCATCTAATTCTTGTACAAAATCATATTTCTGTGAATATGTTGCACTGTTTTGAAATTTTAATTCGCCATTATCTGTTTTTAATACTAATTGTGTATCTAATTTTGCCATTACACACTCCTTAAATTATATATAATTTGCATATTAACTGTTAAATCTGAATTTGTGCCATCACTATGAACACACGCTACTATCACCTTCCCTGCATCTATATTTGCTGTACTTACTGTTAAACTTTGATATATTGCCCTATCATATCCACAAGCAGTCAATGTTGATGGTGAAACGCAATTTTCTACTCCTGCACTTAAATCACCACCTGTTGCATCTGTCGCTGTTGATACTGTATAACTCATAACTGAATATTTAACTGCATCTCCACTACTTGCATCTGCACCCTTCCAACAATGAACTGCGTTAATTGAAATATTGAATGGTACATACCACATAGACTGAACTAAATCATCTGCATTATTTCCACCTGAAACATCATAAGTTGTTGCAGGAGAACTACTTGTACCAAATTCAATAGGAGCAGAATTAAATCTATGACCACCCATATCACAACCTAATGCTGTCCAAGTATTAGCTGATGATGGATGTCCATTTACAGAACCTAATCCAAATTTCTGAACACCTGTATTTACATATTGACCTAATGCTTTAACTGCTGTATTCGTTCCATCTACTTGAAATAAAGTTGCATTACCTGCATTTCTAACATTTAATATATCTGTTGTATTATCGTTTTGTGGCTTAACTGCTAATTGGTCATCAGATATAGATATACAAGAACTTGTACCATCACCACTTTTAACTGCCTTTGCAGATGTATCAATACCATTATTACCATTATCTATTTCTAATATATCTTTATATGTATCAGCTATTGTTTTGTTCGTTAAACTCACCTATGTACTCCCATCTAAAGTAAATACAACTGTACCTATTGTATCATTTGCATCATTTGTTGGATCAAAAGATATTGCAATTACATCACCTGCTTGAAATGAAGCAGATTCTCCAAAAGAAAACGTATAAGCAGTATCATCAGCAGACATATCAACTGTTACTTCATTAGAAGCAGTTGTATTAGGAACTTCCGTACCTGCACTTGATTTATGAAACCCTACAACAGTAGAACCACACGCTTCTTCACTTCTCATTACCACTTTGTTTACATATCCATTATGTGGCATTACAATTACTTGATATTCATTTCTACCTGCACTACTTGCACTTTCAGATATATAACCATTCAAAGGCAAATATATTAACGTACCTGCTGATGAACTATAATTAAAGCCACTATTAACTATCCAACTAAATTCTGAACTCCCACCTGCATTATCATCTACATATTTTTTATTAGCTATTTCAAAGTGATCTGAAGGTGTTTTAGGATAAATAATTTTACTATCAGATACATTTAAAGGCAAAACTTTATCGTCTGCCTTCAATGGTTTTAAATTATGATCTAATTGATTTTCTAATATAATATTAGTCATTATTTAAAATTCTTTATTATTGGTTTTATTTTCTTCCATAATTCATCGTCTTTTTTAGATTTAGTTGTTTTAACTATTAAATCGCCTACTGTTAATAAAACAGCTATGCCACCCTTTTTTGCGATCCATTTAGCTAATAAAAGATGTATCATTTTTTTGTTTCTTTATCTGCTAATTCTTCAATTAAACCCACTATTGCTTCTACTGCTTTTTTAGCTTCTTTCTGTTCATTTTTTTCACTTACAAATGGAATATCTACTGAATCAGCCATTTTTTTAGCCATCCAATCAGTTTTATTTTTCAATAAATTAATAACTATTTTAAATCCAAAACCTTTTACCCATTTTAAAAATTTATTCATTTCATTTCCTTATTTATTTTAATTAACATATAAATCAATGTAGCCAACCCTGCCAAAGCACTCATAATAGGAGGTATATATTCAGTCCAATGCAAAGCACTTCCTGCTATTCCTACTCCTGCTGTTTTTAAAGTATCTAACATTATTCTTTGATCTCAAAATGTGGAAAATCATCAAACATATTGTCTTTTACTTGCCAATCTTGATCCCAATCTCCACCCCAACGAAGATTGATGCCCATACCTCTTGCAATTCCTATTACAAAACCTGCAAAAAGAGTTTGACGCTCTCTATCGTTCCAATCAACAGGATAAGGAGTAACGTCCACAGCCCGAGATGGATCAGCATTATGACGACCATTTGGGTACTTGACTTTAGTTTTACCTTCTTCAAAAAGTTTATCTTGTCTTTCTTGACTTCTATGCCCTTCGAGTATTGAGCAATCCACATATTTAATAACTTCATTCATTACGTCCTGTAATTTTTGATCGCAAGTTGCTAATCTTTTCTTTGAATTTTTACCGAACTTAGGCATTATTCTACCTCGCTTGTCCACTCTGATGTAGCTAAAGTGGTTAATATTTGTGTATGATTATAAGTTACCATACCATTAAATATAGTAGGTGTATCGCCATCCCATTTCAATATAGCTTTAGTTCCATCTACTGACTTTCTTAATGTAGATGAACTTGATTGTATTGCATTAGATACCAAATCTTCTAACTGATCCTCTGTGTAGTCAGCCAAAGTTATTATTACCCATTTTCTATTACTAAACATCTATTCTCCTTATGGTGTATCTGTTTCTATATCACTTGTTGCATCAAAACCAATCATATCACCTGAATTACGATTAGGTGCGTGATCTACTAAATCATATTGACTTGTATTGACAGTAATACCTGCATTACCATTTACAGGTTCTACTTTTACATTTTCTAATTTAAAATTATGTCCTTCAGTATATGTTGTAAACATAAAATAATGATTATTATCCGAAAAAATAATCATTGTATAAAGTTCAAAATTTCCTGCTGATAAATTATGATAAGTGTACGATCCTAAACTTTTTGTAACAAATCTACAATAAGTGTTAGGCAATGTTCCTGTTGTAGATAATGTTCCTGTTACTTTATAAAGTCCAATAGGTAGATTGGCTGATAAGCCTGAATTATTTGTATTTACATAAAGCTTTGCATCAGCAGAGCCTGATATATCACTATCTGATGTCGCTTCAAAAGCAGTTGATGTATTTGTATTAACTGTCCATTCACTTGCAGTTGTTAATGTCCAATTAGAATCATCAGCACCGTCATAATCTCCATTGTCAGATAAATTTGGAACTATTGCAGTTCCTAAAGTTGCATTAGTGTAATCAGCAATTAAACCAACTCCTGTTAAGCTACTATTACTAAAAGCATCAATACTACCATTACCCATTCTCCAATAGGCTTGTAAATCACCTGATTTATCTACACCACTACCTGCTGTATAACTTGCAGATAATGTTAAATTATTTGGTTCACCTGAATTGTAAATTGATGAAATTGTATCAACATTTAATTCTACATTCCATATTGCTACATCAGTTATTTTAGTTCCTGCATTTACTTTCTCTGTTATACTTGAATTATTAATACCTCTGCCTAAAAAAATAGGAGAATTTCCATTACCAACTCCATCTGCATCTATATTTGATGAAGCTGTTGCAACTAAAGAACCATTAACATATAGTTTTGGTGCATTATTAGCTGAAAAAGTGCCAACTATATGATTCCAAGTGTTTGCAGATAAAGCTGTGCCTGACTTTGCAGTTGTATTACTATCATATGAACCTGTTGCACTTTGAACATTCCATTGAGGCTTTTCGTCACTTTCTATTGTTAATCTAAACTCTCTATTGCCTGTACCTGCATTATATTTATTTACTATTGATTGGACTGATGTTCCTGATCTCACAAAAACCCAAGCAGATATAGTTCCTGCTGTTGTCATAAGTTGTGCATCACCCACTTCAACCCAATCATCACTACCATCATAAACTATACTCTTACCTGTAAAGAATGTCTTTCTCATATCAGGTATCACAAGGTTGTTAGCATTGTCATCTTCTACTCTTGTAGATGCTTCATCGCCCATTCTCCACCAACCTTGAATATTAGCACTTGATGAATAACTGCCTGAATCAGTAGATAAATCTAAAGTTGCTTTTCCACTATTATAAATTTGTGATATTTCATTTTGAGTTAAAACACTATTCCATATAGCTACTTCATCTATATTGCCATTAAAATAAAGTGAATCGTGACTCCAAAATTTACCAATTTTTGCAGTTAAGTCAGTAGATTGACTTACAACACCTACATTATCAACAGTAGCTTTTAAAACTCCATTTTGATAGATATATGCTTCGCTTTCTGAAGTGTCTTGCACTATTGCAAAATGATACCAACTTGATGTGTCCATAACATCACCAAATTCAGCCTTTAAACCATTTCCACTACCATCTCTTAAAAAATAATATGGCTTATTGTCTGTACCATCATCTATACCAAGAGCAAACCCTGTTGCCCCTGTATTTCCTGTGCCTGATTTTCCTACATTAAATATTCTTGCTTCTGATGTATTTCCACCATTCTTAACCCAAACAGAAAAAGTTTTATCATCACCTTCTAACCAAGATTCTAAATCTACTCCTAAATCTACATATTCATCAGTACCATCAAATATAACTGATTTAGTATTGGTTACAAGTGCGAGGGCATCAATCATCCCACCTTTAGATGTGCCTAATCCTAATCCTAACATTTAACCAACATATGCTATTGCTGTGCCACTATTTAATTCAAATCCTGTCCATCTTCCAAAAATAGTTATACCTTTAGGAAATGTAACTCCATCTATTGCATTACCACCTGATGTAGATATAGATGTGCTTGTTCCTGTATCATCTAAATATAATTGTTCTGTTTCTGCTATTAATCCTGTTGCACCACTTTCAAATACTGAATCACTTAAAAATTGAATTGCTACAATAACGTGCCCATCTTTTGCAGTAATAGCATCTTGTTTAGCAAGGATTGAGCCTATTTGACCTAAAGAGAGATTGCCTATTTCATCATCTGAATATGTATGTATTTTACCCATTATTTATCCTTCTTTTTAGATTTTTTAGGTGTTGGTTTTAATCCCCAATTTACCTTATCAATTTTAATAGTATAGCCTTCATCTATATATTTCTGTGCAACCTTCTTGTCTGTAATTTCAGATGTGCTATTATTATTTTTTTCAAATATCATATAAGACATAATTGTTTTCCTTTAATAATGTGAGGGCAGAATTAACCACCCTCACAATTTTAACTATTAAGATGCTTGAGTAAATCTTACACCTTTTTTATGATTTGCTGAATCAGTTAGTTTGACACCATAAATAACATCAGCTACAACAGATGTTGCAAGATGAGATATATCATAGTCAGATTGTACTCTGATATCTTGCTGAACTGCTACTGCTAACGCAGATTTATGAAGAACATACCCTGCTTCAGTTCCTGTTCCTGCTGAATTGCTAATCAATGATGTAGTAAATACAGGCATACCGTATAAAGTACCAATGCTACCTGTTAATTGATTTCCACCAAAACCTTCAGCAGTGCCACCAACAGTAAATCCTGAATTACCTACTATATCAGCATACATTGTTGGATTAACAAACCAAGCACACTCAGCAGGATCAAGATCATCTGCTAATATAGTTGCATATGCTTCCTCTGCTTTTGCTTTGCTTAATGTGTTATTAGCACCTAATTGTATTCCTGTGTTCATAGCTTGTAAAGCAGTTTCAATGTCTGTATCTACTTGCTTTGCTAAACCATAAGCCATAGATTGAGTATATTTAGTAAATAACTGCTCATTTGACTGAATCATAGCTATATCTTCAAACATTTTAGCAGAGTACTTATGTTTATCTACTAAAAGTTGTAAAGATGTTTCAGTGTTAGTTGTGTAAGTAACACCTGTATTAGCTGATTTAGTTGCAACTGTACTCTCTTGTATTTCAGGGATATTAATTGCATCACCTTTTCCTTGAACCAATGATGAGTAATCATCAAAGAAAGGTCTGAATACAAGATTTTTTTCAAAGTACCTATATATAGAATCAGCCCACATTTCAGGAACAAAAACTTCTAAACTTGCACCTGATAAATCACCTGAAGATGATCCTGTTGTGGCGTTTCCTGCGTAACCTATTGCCATTTTATTCTCCTAATTTTATTTTTTATTAATATATGATGAAACGATATTAGACCAATTTTTCTTTCTGTCCTTATCGTCCATCTCTGTCCAATTACTAACATCAACACCATTTGCTCTTAATGGTTGCCGAGTATCAGTTTTTACTTTAACTACCTCATTTTTAGTTTTAAGATGTTGTTTTAAAGCAGAATTAGAAAGTTCACCGTATATTGCTTTATCGTCATCAGATAATTCATTTAACAATGATTCTCTTTCTTCAGCTTTTTCTGTTTCGTATTTAGATGCTATATCTTTATACTTAACATTTTCAGTTTTTAACTCATCTATGATCTGCTTGTAATTGCCTTCTTCTTCCATTTTTCTTTTACGATTATCTTCCTTTTCAGCTTCATATTTAGCAATCTTTTCAGCCATATCTTTGTTCTTACCTAACACTTCATTAAAACGTGCTTGAGGGATCATATTCATTTTATCATCTTGAGTGATGGTTGGATTTTTTTCGCTATCCATAGCGACTTCCTGTTTAACGTCCTGTTTGACGGATTCGTTTGACATTCATTCTCCTATTGTCATTTAATATAATTTAGTTATAGTTATAAATTTTACAAGTTTTATTTCTTCTGCTTATCGAAACTTGTCTTACCTGCATATTGAACAGGAACTAATTTACAAGCACAATGACTTCTACATACACTCCAACCACTTGCAGGTTGCCCTATATCAGTCCAAGTTTCCATCGTTTCAATTCGACCATCTCTTGGCTTACAATCAGAACAGGCTTTTGGACCATTAACAACAATCCATTTCCATTGTTGAACTCCTGCTTGTATATAAGTATTCATTGAACCTGATTTACCTAATAAATTAATAGAATCCTTAATATTTAATGTGAGTGAACTTGCAAATGATCCGAATATAAAACCACCTTCAGCTAAATCAGCTATTAATAACGCTTCTATGGCATTATCTTTCAATCCTGCTAACCTTGCTTGATTAATAAATAATTCGACGTCTATCGCTGTTTTTGAGGCTGTTGCGATTAAAGCATAAGTTATGTATTGACTATGATCTTCATAATTATCTAATGCCATTATTTTAACAACGCCTTTTTTATATGTCGTTTTGCTTCTTTACTTGCTAATTTAGTTTGAACTTTACCTATTCCGTACCATTCTCTTTTCTTTTGACCTGTATGTTGAACTTCTTTTGTATTTATCCAACCATCTTTTGTCGGAAAAGATAAATTCTTTTTTCTTTTGGGAGTAATTTTATAAGGCTTTGTTCCTTCATTGTGTGCTTTTGATGCTAATTTTCTATCCCTGTTATTTATAGATATTACTGCAAATTGCTTTGATCGTGTAGCTTTTGTTTTGACATAAGTATTTCTCATTTTACCTTCTGCTAATAAAGGTTTTTTAGGATTTTTATATCCTTTGAGTTTTTTCATAAATACTGTTGATTCTTTTAAGGGTGCAAATTTCTTTCCATTTATATCGGTGCTTGTTTTAGTAATGCCCTTATAATAAGAGTTAGTCCAACTTGTAGCAATATCATTTAACAAGTTTTCAATTTTTAGATTCTTATTTAATAAAAATACTTCTTTCTTTTTAAGACTTAACATATTTTTTTATAATTTGCTTTGCTTCTGCTTCCCCTATTTCAATAGCTTCCTTTTGTTCAGGTGTTTTAGATTCATAATAATCAAATGCTATTGTTTTAAGATATTCTGTTGGATTGGTCATTAAATTAGGTATGTTTATTGCCTTTAATATTAATGGCTTATCTAAATTAATATCTTCTTTTAAATCTTCAATTTTATCTATGTAATTTTGTATAGCTTCTTCAGACATCTCTATTAAGAGTAAAAGCATTTTCTTTTACATTCGATTGTTGTTTTACATTAGTTGCTGATATATTTCTTTCTGCTAAATATTTTTCTGCTTCTTCTCTACTTGAAAATCCATCAGGGTCTTTAGCCATCAGGTAATCTATTTTATCTGCTAATCCGTGTTTAAATTTCCATTCCCATTCCTTCATCTCCATATCAGCATCAGGGAAATTCACTTCATCGTAATTTATTTTTATATCTTCAGGTAAATTTGTATTTGCTTCAACCTCTGCTATTGCTTTTTCTATATCGTATATTTCTTTTTCTGCAAACTTCCATTTTTCTACTTCATCTTCTCTTGCTTCTAATAGTTCAAGATTTTCCATTCTTAATGCTACACCTGATTTACTTCCTGACATACCAAAATCAAATGTAATGTGATGATTTTGTGCAACCTGCTGTAATTGAAATTTAATACCACTCATTATAGATTCAATATTCACTCCTGCTGATATATTATTAACAGTTCCTCCTTCTACTGCTAATATCTTATTCAATCCAAGTTGAACTTCATTTGCATCTATTCTCCCCTCAACTACCCATTGACCACCTGCACTCCTAATATGATGTTGTAGCATTGTCATCGCTATATCTACTTGACAATTAGCTAATGGAATATCCATCGCACCTTCATTCCAAAATTCATCTATCATTGTAACAGGTTGCAAAAAAACAAAAGGCAAAATTCCATAAGGATTTACATCTTTATCATTAACAGAAATAATTTTACCCTTATCGTCAAATATAAAGTGATTTTCAGCATCCCAATACATAAACATATCAGGCTCTGACGGATTATAAATATCTGCTGTTGTTTTTGGCAATAAATAAGTAATAGCAACAGGCTTTAAAGGATCATCGTAATCAAATATAGGTTGGAAATTTATTATAGGCTGATATTTAAACTTGCCATCTTGCCAACCAATTTGAATCGCAGTAGTTCCAAGCAAGTTATGTATTCTTTCAAAATATTTCATCTTACTGTTTTTCATTAATGATAATTCTTCATAACTATCATTTTCAACAGTCCTGATTGGTGCATCCTTATATACCAAACTAATTCTGTTTATTAATCTTGATGTCATATTAACAGGGTATAATGGTATTTCGTCTTGTAATGACCCATCAAAATATTGATTAATATATTTATTTGTATTATTAAAAGTATAGTAATCAATAGCCATATCCCTATTTTTATACATCATATCTTGATTGTATGCTTTTAATCTTTGTATTGATTCTTGTATAACTTGATTTACTGTTGAAAATATTATCATATTATGCCATAAAGGATTTAGTTTTTGGTTTTCTTATTGGGAACTCATAATCAACAAAATATCCAAAACCATCTGACATATGTGTCAATTCAGGATTACTTTTGTCTATATCTCTCGTGCCTTCTTTATTTATTACCTGCTCAAAATCTGCTATTAAATTTTTACATTTAGGATCAATAATTAAATTATCAAATAATTTATTAGTTGCATTAACTCTATCTATCACTCTTGGTGCTTGTCGCTTAACTCTTAATACAAAGCCATTTGCTCTTAATATATCGTGATCCGTATCTATTGCTGACGTTTTTCTTTGTTTGCCTGATGGATCAGGATAACAGTAATATTTTTGATTAGGGTATTTATCTTTAATCGCCAATGCTATTTGCTCTGTTATCAATTCCCTTCCTCCTGAATGTCGTAACTTAAATTCATCGAAGATGTGAACTTTATTATTGGAGTGCATTTGACAAACCACGGCACACATTGGATCGACATTGAAGTCGATTCCGATACATATTGGTAGGGATTTATTGTAAGATACGTTTTTAACATTCTTTTCTCTGTCAAAGTTATAGTAGGTTGATCCATATTGCAAGTTTACAAATTGACCATTCATATAAGATGTTATTAATTTTTCATCATAATTCTCTTTTAACGACTGAATAAACTCTTTTGGTAACTTTGTATTGTCTTGTGTTTTTGCCTGTATTAATTCATATCCTTCTTTAGGGGAATTTTTCCAATATTCATAAACATAGTTGAATCCTTCAGGTGTGGTGCAGATGAATGCTCGGAGTGTATTTCCTTTTCGTAATCTTGAGATAACCATTTTCCAACACTTGTCATCTTTGAGTAAAGCAGATTCATCAAGCCCTGCCCACGCCAAGTTGAGCCCTGCCAACCTACGATAGTTTTCAGCAGAACGTAGAATAATATCTGAATACCCATTACTCCAATAAACACGATATCTATTGTCAGACGCACTATATTCATAATTGAAGCCAACATTTTTTAACACCTCCTCTAATGTAGGTTGTAATGTATCTTTTACCATTCTATAAGTTGGAGATAATAATACACCTACAAATCCTGAATTTTTACCACATTCTTTTATTGCTTTTACACATAAAGCATAAGTCTTACCTGCACCATATCCTGATACCAATGCAGGGTATTTAGCATTAGAGTGAACAAATTTGCTTTGATGTTTAAATAAACCGATACTCATTTCTTTGATAATCTATTGTTTATTAGAAAACTATACAACCACCAATGATCAGGATCATCTTCACCTAATGGAACTAAACTTTTTATAAGCATTTCCCATTTCTTATGAGTAGTTAATCTTTTATTCGATGTGGTGCGTGTCAAAGCCTGATGGTAACTCCATTGTTTTTACTTCTTGCTTATCAGACATTCCTAAATATTGTTTTGATAACCATATTTGCATACTTACATTCCCATTTTCAGCAGTCTTCCACATCATAGTTCTTAATCTAATTTTTCCTTTATCTCTCCCTTTTGCAGTATATTCGGAATAACTCTTTCTAATTAAACTTTCATCGCAACCAAAAAAAGAAGCTATCTCAATATTGGTACAGCCAAATGATGCTAATTTTTCTACTTGCTCTCCATCAATATTATACTTCTTCGGTCGTGCCATTTAATGCCTCCACAACTGCATATTCAAATGCTTTTGAATCTGTTTCATAATCACCAATTTCTTTTACTCTTTCTTTCCATTTTAACCATATTTTATAAGTATCTTCAGGTACTTTTATATTAATGGATTTTAATTCTTCTTCTTGATATTCAAAATCTTTTTTGTATTGATCCCAATCAAAATCTAACATATTTTGATAATTATCCATATCTTCTTTTAAATCAGGCATAAATTTTTCTAATTCTTCAACAGAATATTCTTTTAAAACTTCATCTCTAAATAGTTCAGCATAGGCAATTATATCATCTTCGAACCATTTATGATTCCTTCTTCTTGCTATTGTTATTGATTTTGCTTTAGATATTGCACCAAAATTTTCACAGGGAACTTTTTTCCATTTCATTTGTATGAGTGCTTCTAATCTATGATTTCCATCTATTACTTCAAATTTATCATCTATTTCTCTTACTGCTAATACTCCAACTGATTTATCTTCATTGATACTGTTAATTAATTTATCTATTTGTTCTTGCGTTCCATCTGATTTGTAATTCCAATCTGCTTTAACAAGGTCTTGTATATTTATCTTTACTATCTGTGTTTCCATATTACTCCTCTTTTTTCCCATAATTTAGTTAAATATTTTTCTGCTTTTTTAAATTCTTTCAACGAAGCAATTAATCTGTCTTCGTTTTTGTAAAATTTGTTGATTATTTTTTTGTCATTAGAAATTCTTTTTAACTTTCCTTGTTCAAACTTAAAATGTTGTCCGTAAATATTTGGATTTAACCAACTTGTTGCATCGACAGAATAAAAAGGATATTTTAACAATAATTTCCAATTATTCAATCCGTATCCGTGAACTTTTACTTTTTTCTTTTTTGCTATTTCGTTGTAACAACTGTCCAAGAACTTTTTTAATTTGTTTTGATTGCTTTTTAATTGTGCCACTCCTCCTATTGCAATATAATCACATTCCTCCAAATACAATTTTAAATACTTTACATCTTCCCCATAATGAAAAGCAGGAATTTGACGTTTTGCTTTTTTTTTCTTCATATACAAATAATTCTTGTAACTTAATTCTGCGTTACCAATCACGTCAAGTGAAGCATAAATTTTTAAATTGTTTTTAAATATAAACATTAAATATTCATCTATGTTTATTTTTAATTTTTTGGTATATGCACTATAAGCACCACAATCTATAAACCAATTTCTGTCAATTTTTAGGCTCTTTTTTTTTATAAAAGGATAAGCCATTAAAAGACTATCAATATTAAGTTTTTTAAATAATTTTAAATTGTTTTCTGCCCCTGCGTAATAAAGTTTCATACGAACAATTCAATTTGAGAATGTAATGGTGGTTTTAATGTTCTTTCTTTTAATATGTTTATAATTTCTCTTTTTATTTTTTTTTTATTTTTTTCAAGTTCGTCTTCCCAATAACTTAAAACAATCCAACCAATTTTCTCAAGAGCAAGTCTATTTTTCTTATCTCTGTTAATGTTGTTTTGTATGTGATTCTTCCAATGATTATTAAGTTTGGTCGTATTGTAATCAAAATATTTTCCGTGCCAAAATGTTCCGTCCACAAATATTGCCACCATTTGCGACTTGTACACAAAATCTGCATTAAATGCCCTTCTATAATGTTTTGAGTAATTTTTTTGTGGTAATATTTTCTTCTCAAAGAACAATTCAGGTTTTGTGTCCTTTGACTTTATTGAACTCATTATTTTGCTTCTTTGTTGTTTTGTGATTCTGTCCATATAATTTATCTCTCTTTTTTTTATATTTTAAATTACCATTATTTTTGACACAAATCAAAAAATTCTTTTCTTGCTACACCATTTTCAAGCATTATTCCTTTCAAGGCAGATGTCATCATTTCTCCTTGTTTTTTCACACCTCTCATTTCTTGACATAAATGCCTTCCTCTAACAACAACACCTAATCCTTTTGGCTTTAATTTTGATTCTAAATAATTAGCTATATTATTTGTAAAATATTCTTGAGTATTTAACATTTTACTAAAATATTCCACTGATCTTGGCAATTTTGAAATACCTATAATTTTTTTATCAGGTATATATCCGATATCTACTGCACCAAAGAATGGAATCATATGATGTTCACAAAAGGTATAGAATTTTATCCCTTTTTCTATTATCATTTGATCGTATCCATTCGCATCAAATACTGTTGAATTAAATTCTAATGGTGTCAATAATTCTTTCCAAGCCTTTGCAACTCGTTTTGGAGTATCTTTTATCCCTTCTCTTTCAGGATTTTCTCCAATTAATTCTAAAAATTCACTTATATTTTTTTCTAACTTCATCTTACGTTCCATATTTTATGCTGTTGTATTGACATTTTCCATTTAGGATTATCTAAACATAATTTTATACAATAACTTACATTGTCATAATTAATATTAAATCCATCAGAATGTGGACTTAAATAATAATTTTTAGCTAATATTTTAGGTTCAGGGATTCCTTGCCCTTTATGTCTAACATATTTGATTTCATCTACCATTCTATGTTTCCATTTTCTTTCTAAAATATGCTCACCAACTTTCGGAGAAATAGTAACAAAATCAATATTTTCAGGTGCTTGTCTTATTCCTGAACATTCTATTGCGTGTTTATATTTATGAAATTTCATTACAATTTCTTCTGTTAATTGATCTGTTGGCTCTCCACCTGTCCACACTATCCAATGGCAAGGGTATTTTTCAATTTCTTTTTTTATTTCATCAATAGTCATTTCTATATAAGATTCAAATTCCGTATCACATAAAATACCTGATTTAAAACAGCTATTTTTTGCTGTACAACCTGCTAATCTTATAAATATACTTGGTTCACCTGCTCTCAATCCTTCACCTTGTAATGAGTAAAATATTTCATTAACTTTTAAAGATTGCACTATTACCTCCGTGTTCCCATATTTCTGTTTTTATACAATAAACTTTATCAGGTATATTTTTATTCATTAATTTATAACAATATTCAGCAAATTTTTCTATACCTACTCCATCCATTATTACTAAATCTATAACACCAATTAAATCTAATTTTTTAAATGTTTCTAATTCAGGATCATCATTACTAATAACTGTTTTATGGTCAAATGTATTTTCTAATTTTTTCTTAATATCTTTAAATCCACCAAAATCTATAACCCAATTATTCTCATCTAAATAATCAGATTTAAACCAAAATTTCGCAGTGAGATTATATCCGTGCAAATACTTACAGTGCGATTTTGCCTTTGATTGTCTAAAACAACAACTACCTAATGTTATTATTTTAGTGCTTTGATATTTCATATATAAATTTTATTATAAATTTAGTTGATTCTTGCCAATGATTTAGATTCCATTTATCAGATTGATATTTTTGACCTTTAGTATGATATTCAGTATGACATTCTCTGCAAACAGGTATAGCTGTAAAATGTTCAGGCATCTCATTTTTTCTATTATTGCCCATACCTATTGCTTTTAAATGATGAGGCTCTATATTTTTTTGTTGCATACAAACACAGCAGTATTCTTGACTGCGTATAAAATTAAGGTATTGCGTACCTCGTAATAAGTGTTCGTTCATTTTTATCTTTTATTTGTTCTTTAAATTGCTGTGGTATATATTTTGGACTATCATCCCAAATAAAACCAACATTCACTAAAGCATCTAATAATTGTTTGAGATCAATGTTATCATAATCTATTAATCTTTTTCTATACGATGCAATACCGATTATATACTTGTCATCAGGAGTTGCTTTTTTAATATTATTTAATTTCATTTGATTATTTATCAGGAGTTGATATTGTTTTTTTAGACGTGATTTTGCTCCCCAATGCATTTTATCTATTTGGTTTCGTGATTTAATTTTTATAGGGATCGATATTTCTTGAAATCTTGTATCCATTCAATGATTTTTATTTTTATTACTAAATAAACTATCCAAATTGGTATAGCTATAAAAAAAGATATAATTATATCCATATTACTTACTTCTATATTCGTTACCACCTAATACTTCTTTAAAATAAGCATAATACCACCAACCATTATACTCACCATTTAAATCATCTATCATCTTTTTTCTTTTTTCGTGTGTAGTTAATTTTTTCTTTTTTTCCAATACTTATTCCTCGCTTTTTTTTCATAACAGTTATCAGTAGAATCAGATTTAGTGAGTATCCACTTACCATTCTCTTTATAAAAATCATCATCTTCCCAATTACACAGGAATCCCTCACTACTATAAGATTCATCTATTCTTGGATATTCACAATTATAATACTCTCCTACACCTACACCAATAACCACAACTGTTAGCCAAGTTACAAACAACATTATTTTTTACCTTTTTTTAAAATTTCATCAATTAAGTCTTTTTTTATTTTCTTATCATTACCATATAAGCTATTCTTTTCTCCAATGCTCATAGCATATAATAAATTCATTATCAATGTTAGTTGAGAACTATTATAATCCATTTGCTTTTCAATGGCGTGATGTAAGTTTTCACTTGCTTTTGCTATATCAGATGGTTTTTCAGGAGGTGCAGTCATTTGTTGTAAAACATTAATAAGACCAAGTGTCACAGTCGATACAAGACCTGTTACAACTGCAAGTGCTTCAGATTTTAAATAATAAGCTGATCCAACAAGAGTTCCAACCATAATCATTATAGAGGGAACTGCTAAAGTTCCGACATTTTTTCTCAAAGAATCGATCATTAATCGTTTCTCTGATGCTCGTTTAGCTTTTATTGCATCGATTTCTTCTTTCGATAATTTAGGCATTACTAAAGTTATTAACAGTTATTGGTTTTGGCAATATCTTTGTACCACAACAAGAATCATCGTTAGTTGATCTGTAAAAATCTGACTTATTGCATTTTTCACAATATCCTATATAACTAACTCCCACTGTATCCATTTTAAATTCATCCTTATTATCTAATTGAATTTCATCTTCCCATCTCTTGTTGTTTAAATATGTCATAGGATAAGGTTGATATTGCTTATCTGTAATAGTTTTTAAAAAAGTAGGCAAAGTATCTATAATTAACTTTCTTTCTATATCTTTTAAACTAATCCATTTTTTTTCACATTTAGGCTTATTAACTTTTTTATCATAAAGTTTCCAAAAAATATCAAATGATATATTTATTTTATTTTCTTTTATTTTCTTTCTTTTCTTTATAGTATTAGGTTCGCTTTGCATTTGCTTTGCGTTTGGTTGTTTATTCCATCTTTTGAGTGCTGATTCCCTCGCTTTTTTGCTTTTTTCATTCTTTTTTTCCATACGAATTAATAATGATTTACTCCAAAAAGTTCCATCATATACTTCAAATAAATTATAATCAAGAACTATTGATTTTACTTTATCTTTATCTGTTCGTAATGCGAATGATAAGCAATCGTAATCACATTCTAAAGTATAATCGGCTTCGTTTCTTAATCGTTCAACTAATGCCCAATAAATACCATAACCTTCCCAACCTAATTTAGATAACATTTTTATTACCTTTGGGTCGTGTTGAGCATTGGCATCGTGGCTAAAATAAAATGCTTCTTTCATTTACTTATCTCTCCTTTTAAATATCTTTTAATAATTTTTCTAATGGAATATTAAATACATTTAATATTTTAATAAAGTTTTCTTTATCAATAGGATGTATTCCTTTAGTCCAATTAATAACGGTTGTATGACTTACTCCAAGTTTACGAGAGAGCCACGAATGGCTTCTCTCGTTTTCTTGCAATAACTTTTTCAAGTATTTTTTCTTCAAAATGGTAACCCATCATTCTGAATTAAGGTAGGTGGAGAATCAGTTGCAACTGTTTCCATAGGCTGATTATTATAATAATCTAAAGCAATTTGATGTAGCTTTGCTTTAATTTCTTTTTCAGCCCAAACAGTAGTATCATATTCGCCATCAGCCTTTTTAACACTTGGATACCCAACGAATAGTCCATCTGATCCTTTTACTAACTTAAAACCCTTAATATTTAAGCCATCTTGAGTTTTAACATCGAAGAAAGAAACTACCTTTCCCCATTCACCTTTTTTCATTCTTGATATTTCCATTTACTTCTCCTTTTTTTATTTATTTTCTAAAAAATCATCTATCCATTCTTTTTTAAATAGCAATTTACCTGTTGCTTTAGAAACTTTCAATCTATTTTTTTTAATTGATCTATGGAGTGTAGATTGACTTAATTGGGTATATTCACAAACATCTTTTAATGTTAGCCAATGATCCCACATATTCATAATATTATGCATTTTATTATCTCCTTTATATTATTTTGTACATACTGTTTAATGGAACACAGAGTACAGGTTCTTTTTCATTCGGACCATCAAGTCCTCTATCTACGATTTTAATATCGCCTTGTAGTTTTGTTACATCTTTTATATAAATACTTCCATCCATTCTTTGAGTAATAAAATAACCTTTAGTTCTCAATCCAATAGATGCTTCTATCAATGTTACAAATTTTCTAAAATTTAAATATGCAACAGTGCTATTTTCTATAAATGACGTTTTAAGTTCTGCAATACCAACAACCTTTTTATTCTTTTCCATCCAATAATCTATTGGAGAATAAGTTGCATAAGGATGCAATATCACTTTTTGACTTTCCCAAAAATGCTGAATAACTCTTTTTTCATTATAATCATCATTAGCATTATGTTGAAGTTCTTTAGTTTTGCCTGTATTGGGATCAATACGTTCTTGTAGTGGTGTTGTTTTAATCATATATTCCTCTATTATCTTTTTTAATAACATCTTTTTATTTTTTTAATTAATTTTTTATCAATAATAGGATTATCTAAACATTTATACAAGTGTTGTTTTTCATCTCCTTTTAATGATATATATTTTAATTTCACGTCTTTAAATCTATAATAAAAAACTTTCTTCAAAGGAATAATTACCAATGCTAATATATCATAATCATCTTTAGTATATTTATTTTCTTGATGTTGATAAGTATATCCTTCTTTTTCTTTTATTTTAGTCCTAACCCTTCTTTGCCTTGTAACTCCAAAACAATATGATATTTTATTTTTAGTATGATAATTTCTTTTTCTATTTAATGTTGATTTAACTTGAATTTTATATATTTTATTTTCTGTATCAAACATAACTATATCAAATGGTAGCTGATCTTCAACTTTGAAACAATTATAACCTTGTAATAATATATCACATATAGTTAAATGCTCACCTGCTGATCCTAAATTTATATTATTTTTCATTCAATAGTTCTTTTGTATATTTTGCTAACCAAGTTGGATTATTATCAGAATTTATTTTATCAATTATATCTTCATATTTTTTTAGCTTTTCTTCAAGTATAGTTATTCGTTCTTTTAATTTCATAAAAGTAGCTTCATAATTATCTTTTAAATCTCTGTACTCTGTTATTCTATCGGTTATTGGCATTAGTTTTTAATCCTCCCTCTACGATCAATATCTTTTGTCATTATAAAATCAACAAAATGCTCAAGTTCTTGATCTGTGAAAAAATATACATTTTCTTTAATATATTGGATATAGATTTCTCTTTCAGTAATTTCTTCAATCAAATTACTTTCCCCAATCTTTATTTAATACTATTTTAGCCATTACAGCATAATTAGCTATATCTATTAATGTATCTTCAATAGATTCATTATTTGGTTTTTTTATATTTTTAAATGTAAGGTTCATCAATCTCTGTATTTTATCATTTAATCTAATAGCTAAACCAATCATAGACCTTTCAACATCATCGTCATTATCTACGGTTCTACTACCCATTCCAATATTAGTTGGACCATAATCTTCCTGTTTTTTCTTGAATAATTCAAACATTTCATCGGTAATAAATTCAAACGATTGACAAGTTTTTGGATATATTTCTTCTATATTTATTCTTTTAGGTTCTTTTTTCATTTCATTCCTTTATTTTTAGGAGGACAGGGAAGGTAGAAAAAAACAAATGAAAAAACATCTACCTCCCCCTTATTCATTAAACTACTTTATTTTTCTTCTGTGCATTTATATATTGTTCTTTTAAACCTTTTAATTCAGATATTAATTCAGATGTATCTGTTTTAGATTCAAATACATCCATTATCGAATCTTTTATATCTGCTTTAAATTTTGCACCTTGCCCAACTGTAAATGCTGTATGATTTAATAGTGAATGAACCATATTTTGTTGAGGTCCTGTTGCCTGACTTTCTTCATAATTAGATTTAGGCTTTTTAAAATCATCAGATTCTGAATCACTATAAATGCCATACTCATACGCATTAATCAATTTTAATACACAGCGATCGATACCTCGTTTTTCGGCAATCATACCCTTGTAACCTGATACACAATTTTTAGAATCAGCTTCACCAATAGTAGTAACCTTTTTATTACCTTTAGTCATAGTAATTAAAAATCTTGCAAATCCTTGTTCACTATTTAAGACTTTAAAATCAACTATTTCTATCTTTTCAATAGATGCTATCTTTTCAACTGCATC